AGGGAACTTTGAAAACTTCTATGGATTGTAATATGGACAGGGTTACGGTATATCGGAAAAAGGAAAAGGTTATAAAGGAAGTTATGAAGTGGCTGAATTTCTATAATTGAAAAAAACGTGCAAAAATAATGCAAATATTGTGCAAATTTTATGCAAAAATAACGCAAATATATTATGCAAAAACTATGTTAAGATATTATCGTCGATAGGTAAGAGAAATCGACAGCCTCTTTTATATAAATATGTTTTGACCGAATCGACAGATTCGGTCAATATGGGCGCGAGGTTTTATTCGGGTTCGATTCCCGAAGCGCCGAAACATATGATATTTATTGATGAGAAACAAGGCTATTTAAGCCTTGTTTCCACATCTGATTTTAAAAATAATGTTATATAATTTATTTTCTTGACAGGTATAAGTTTGTTTTCTTCTGTAAGTTGATTAACATATTGTCCGGAGCAGCCTAAAATATCAGCGGTTTCGGTTGTTGATATAATATTATTGCTTATAAAGTTTTTGAGTTTATTTTCGTTATTAAAATTATACATTATTTTCTCCTGTTCAAAATGATATTCGCGGTTATTGATATTAAGGGAATGATGATAATTGAAATACATAAAATGTCATAAGCGGAAATGTTGGAATAATCAATATCTGTTAAACCTAATATACATAATATTAATGATGGTATTAATATGGTATTGTATTTCATAAAGTTTTATAGCAATTCGCAAAATTTTTAGTGCGAATCAATAAAAGAATTGTCCTATATATCAGATTTTATTAAATTTTACTTGGTCATTCTTTTATTGGTTCGCTATAGGATATAATTTTGGGATATAATATTAATAGAGTAAGGGGCTTTCGCCACAAACTTTATTTAATGTCTTTGTCTTTAAAGTTTCTTCTTATCCGGTAGATTGCCATTGCCGGATAAGAGGTTACTTTAAAGACTTTTTCAATTATATATGTTATATCCATTTTTCCACCCCCCCCTTCTATGTTTTTATTACAGCATATATGTTTATCAAGCGGTTTTATGAAATATTGAAAAGGTATAGTGATAAATTTAGGGTATTTATTATAATATGAATGCCTTTTTGTTAATTAAGCAAGGTGATTTGATTGAATACGGTTGAGCCAATCCGGGATATAAATACAGTCAATGATATTGCTGACTTCTTGAAAGTACGCAGTGAACGGAACTATGTACTTTTTATGTTTGGTATATATTCGGGTTTAAGAATATCGGATATACTTATATTAAGGGTTAGAGACGTAAGAGGCAAAAGCTATATTTATATCAGAGAAAAGAAAACAAATAAAGAAAAACGTTTTGCGCTTTCGGATGACCTTAAATCTATTTTAAATCAATATATCAAAGATAAAAAAGATTACGAATATCTTTTTAAGTCAGCCAAAGGAATTAATAAGCCGATAACAAGACAGCAGGCATATTTTATATTAAAGAGCGCGGGGAATGCTTTTGGAATAGAAAGCATAGGCACTCATACATTGCGTAAAACATTCGGTTATTTTATGTATCGGCAGACAAAGGATTTGGTCGCTGTCAAAGAAATATTAAATCATAGCGACACATCCGTTACGAGAAGATACATAGGTTTAACGCAGGACGACAAGGATAGTATGATGAAACGGCTGTCTTTTAAAAGAAAATAAAAGGCAGTTGTTTTTAATAAAAACAGAAATATTACATATTGAGCGTACGTAATATTAAGGTGTTAATTTGTAAGATATTTAATGTAGGAAAATCTTAAAAAAAATATTACACAATAACAAGATATGTAATATTTAAAATATTTTGATTTTGTGCAAACCGCACAAAAATTTTATTGATTTTAAAAAGGTACTGTAAATACCGAAAATTTTAGTTGCGGGTCGATGAGCCCAAAATTTTGCTAGATTTTCGCACTGAAAATTTGAATTTGCCGTTGCCGATAGGGAGTGATTTATATGGAAAACAGTTCAAAAAAGATTGATGATATATCCGCCGTTACGGTATCGTCAAAGGTGTTTTCCGAAATTATGGGAGTGAGTGACAGAAGAGTAAGACAGCTTGGGGAAGAAGGAGTTCTTGTTCGGGCCGCTAAGGGCAGATATAAGCTTGCCGACAGTGTGAGAAATTATATTCTGACTTTAAAGCTTGCCAATGACAGCGGCAATATGCCCGTTGAGGACGATGAGCTTGACCTTGAGCGGGAAAAGGCTAAAAAAGAACGGGTAAACCGTTTGATTGCGGAGCTTAAGCTTGCGAAAATGAAAGGCGAGGTACATTCTTCAAAAGACGTTGAGCTTGTTATGACGGATATGCTTTCATCGTTTAAAAGCAGATTAATGAATTTACCCGCGAAAGCCTCACCGATTCTTACGCAAAGGGATACGGGATACATAAATGATTATCTTACGAGCGAGGTTTTGAACATATTAACGGAGCTTTCAAGTTACAATCCCGAAGATTTTCACGGTGATGAATATATTGATTCGGATAATTACAGGGAGGAATATTATGAGGAGGAAAGTCGAATACAAAACAGTGAGCCTTTTTCGGAGGATTGCTAAAATAATAGCGCCGCCTCCCGTTCTTAAAATATCCGAATGGGCGGACAGATACAGACGGTTATCGCCCGAAGCGTCAGCCGAACCGGGGCAATGGAATACCGACAGAGCGCCATATCAAAAGGAGATTATGAACGCTGTCAACGATAACGAATGCAGTGACATTATTATTATGTCTTCCGCACAGGTGGGAAAGACGGAAATAATTTTAAATATTCTCGGATATTATATTGATTACGACCCCGCTCCCATTATGGTAATTCAGCCAACCTTGGAAATGGCGCAGACTTTCAGCAAAGACAGGCTTGCTCCGATGATTAGGGATACTCCCGTTTTAAAATCAAAGGTGAGGGACGCAAGAAGTAAAGTGAGTGAAAATACTATTTTACATAAAAAATTCCCCGGAGGGCATATAACCATAGTCGGGGCAAATTCGGCGGCGGGACTTGCCTCAAGGCCCATAAGAATTTTATTGTGCGATGAGGTAGACCGTTATCCCGCATCGGCGGGAACGGAGGGTTCGCCTGTCGAACTTGCCGAAAAAAGAACAAATACTTTTTGGAACAGAAAGAAAATCAAAGTTTCCACGCCGACAATAAAAGATATTTCCAAAATCGAATCCGAATATGAAAAGTCAAGTATGGAACAATGGTGTCTTCCCTGTCCCTGCTGCGGCAAGTATCAGCCGTTAAACTGGAGTCAAATTAAATTTGAGGATATTACCATGGAATGTAAGTATTGCGGAGAACGGTTTACGGAGGTTGAATGGAAATCCGGCAAAGGTAAATATATCGCGCGAAATAACAATAAAAAAGTAAGGGGATTTCACTTAAACGAGTTGGCTTCACCATGGAAACACTGGGATGAGATTATAAATGATTTTAAAAAAGCCAAAGAAAATTCCAAAAAAATGGGCAGTACGGAACCCTTGAAGGTATGGATAAATACCACGCTTGGTGAAACCTGGGAAGAAAGGGGCGAATCGGTAAATGAAAACAGCATTTTACGGAAACGTGAGGATTATGATTCCGAACTGCCGAAGGGAGTTTTGCTTTTAACGGCAGGCGTCGACGTTCAAAAAGACAGATTTGAAATTGAGATGGTAGGTTGGGGGCGCGGTTATGAAAGCTGGGGTATAAAATACGAAAAATTGTATTGTGATATGACAAAACAAAACGCGTGGGATACTCTTGAGGAATATCTTCGGAGAGAATATTATTTTGCGGACGGTACGGGGCTTTTGGCGGCTTGTACTTTTATCGATACGGGCGGTCTGTATACGACCGATACATATAAGTTTTTGAAAAATATGAACCGGAAGCAAAGAAATATTTTCGGCATAAAAGGTATGGGGGGTATGGGTCTGCCTCTGCTTTATAAAGTTTCCGCGAACAACGGGGAAAAGGTAAAAATATTTATTCTCGGCGTTGATTCGGGGAAAGAAATGATTATGTCAAGGCTGCGGATTAAAGAACCGTCGGCGGGATACTGCCATTTCCCCAAAAGTGTTGATAAAGGCTATGATGAGGAATATTTTAAAGGTCTTACCTCTGAGCAGAGAGTTATTAAATACAAAAGAAACGGCGACAAAGAGCTTATTTGGGTTAAAAAGTCAAATTCCGTAAGAAATGAACCTCTTGATATAAGGAATTACGCGACGGCGGCGGTTGAATTGTTGCGGCCGAATTGGGACGTATTGGAACAGAAAATTAATATGGGTATTAATTATATGAAAAAAAACGACAGGCCCATGACAAAAAAGCGAAACGGAGTTATAAAAAAGGGGATTGGATTATGATAAGCAGAAAAGAAAGACTTGAAAAACGGCTTAACGCCTATTATAAGGCGGAAATGGCTGTTTTGACGGGACAAAGCTATCAGCTTGGCGCTAAAAGGCTTACAAGAGCCGACTTGGCGGAAATAAGAACGGCTGTTGATTCACTTGAAAGAGAGATTTTAAATATTGAAAACGGTGGAAAGA